ATTAATATCTTCTTGTGACGAGAATCTTATAAACATTGGGTCTTGAGTTGTTTTATCTCCAATAGTTGTTTCTGTGCCAAAGAAAAGTAAGTGTCTATCCGGTGTTGATACCATACTAAACTGTGATGCTGTGGGTGCATTTGTAATAATTGTTGCTCTAGTGTTGTTAGCTGCTATTGGGTTTGAATCCCATTCAAAACTTTCGCCACCCGTTATTGTTGCAACAAGTTTGTTACCAAAATTATCTAATGACCATAAACCAGGTGCAGTTACAACGTCACCTGATACTGCTGTATTCCAACCTGCGTATCCTGAAGAGTCTTTTACTTCTGCTCCTGAAGAATGTATCGCTGCGGTTGTACCTACAGCTCCTCTAGTTAAACCTGTTAAAGTATTACTAGTAACGCCTGTGTAAGTAATTAGTTCAGAGCCAATTTGCACTGTTCCCGATGTTGGAAAAGATGATGCACTCGCTAGTGTTAAAGATGTAACTGATGCATTAATTCCTGATGCAAGTGTTGATGTAAATGTTCCTGATTCTGTACCACCCCATTGACCTAATCCCCAACCTGTTGATGCAACTTCTTGAGCCACCCCTACTGAAAAATAATGTTTTACTCTAATACCACCAGATGTTGATGCACCTGATCCTGATTCATTAGATGCCATAGTAAGTGTTAATGTAGTTGTTGTTGGTATACTTGTTACTTGAAATTTGTTGTCGTTAAAATTTGCTGAATTAAAATTAGAATTTGTTATAGAGGTAAAATTATCCAATAATAAAATATCACCTTTGTTTGCATTGTGTGCTGATGCAAAAGTTAATGTTACAGTTGCTGATCCATTAGTTGTACTAAATGCTGATGTTAAAGTTGTTGTAGATTTAATTGGGTGGATGTCATAAAAAATACCACCAGAATAAGCGTATAATATTCTGTTTGTTCCAAGCACAGCGTATTTGATACCTGATGTATTTACAAAATGGTGAATAGCTGTGTTTCGACCTGTGATATCAACGGAACCTAGTTGAGCCCAGCCGCCTATTTTTTCAGGTAAACCATATCTAAATCTAACATTGTCACCATTAACCCATTGACTCTCGCCGCCAGTTGATGTGACTTGTTTATTAAACCCTGGTGCAAATTTAACTTTTTGTAACATATTAAAAACTTTTTATTATTTAGGGTTAGCAACTTTAATAGCTTTTACAGCTTTATACCATTCTCCTGTTTTATCACCTTTGTCTGCGTCCATATCATGATACAATAAATCTAATTGAGTCTCGATAGTTCCATAAGCTTTTCTTCTTATATCTAAAATAGTTCTAGCAAGTACAGCGGCATTAATAGTTAGACCCCATTCTTGACAGTATGTAAAATCATATCCAGCAGGTACTGCATCTAATGCAGTTAAACCATCTAAATCATCTTGTGCATCTTTACATACAAATAAAAAAGCACTACAATCTGGTTTCTGTGCAATAGTTGTAGTGTAAGCTCTATCAATTGGATCATCTAATGTTCCGTAATAATTAGAATAAGCTGCTGCTGTTATACTATACAATCTCATCTTCAACTCCTTTAAGTTCTATTGTTAACATTGGATCAGTATTACCCATAAGTATTTTTGTTTCTTTAGGTACTAATCCTATTTTTTTTAATGCGTTCCAAGTATGAGGATTACTCATAGCATTTTTTAATTTTGCTGGAGAGGGTCTACCATTAGCAATCATTTCAGCTTGTATCTCTCTACCTATACTTACAGTAAATTCATTTGCTTGATTAGCTTCCCACATCTCTTCATCGCTGTAACCTGGTATTCTTGTAGGTTCTGCAATAACATAAAGTTCTTTTAATAAACCTTTAAGTATTTCAATTTCTTTTTTATTAAGTTCAAAGGCTTCTTTGGCTGCTGGTTGATGACTTATACCTTCTAATATTTCAGCTTTTAGTTCTAGTATTTCATGCTCTAAACCATTGCCACCATTTTGTAGATGTTTTAGTTTAGCAACTTTAGCTTGATCTTTTAAATCTCCTACTTCTTCCAATACAGCTGCTCTAACTCTACCTTCTAAAAAACCTTGTAAAGTTTTAATCTTTTCCCAAGGTGTATCTCCTATTACTTGATACCTGTAGTTAAATTCACTGTTAAATTTTGATGCCATATTGTTATTATCTCCTTTGTTATTGTTTATATTATTTACTACTTTTAATCAACTGGTTATGCACTTGTTGAAAATCCCGCTGCTTCTAATCTTTCTCTTCCAGTTCCAACACCAGATACATCTGCTGCTACTACACCAGAATTATTTACTAAATTAGACATTGAAACATATCCACCAGCATAACCGTAAGCAAAGATTGCTTTGTCTCCACCATAATTTGTTGCTTTTAGTCCACCTCTAGCAGTACCCACACCGCTAACATCTGCTGCAACTACACCACTATTTGAAACTAAATTTTTTAATGAACTAACACTTCCTGTATTACCAAAGGCAAACAAAGCTTTGTCTCCACCATATTTTGCAGAAGCTAACCATTGTCTTGCTGTACCAACACCTGAAACATCTGCTGCTATAACTCCAGAATTTGAAACTAGATTTTTTAATGACACAAGAGAACCAGTTTTACCATATGCAAAGATCGCTTTATCTCCGCCAAAATTTGTTGCTGATAAACTATCTCTTGCAGTACCTACTCCTGTAACATCACTTGCAACAGTTCCAGTATTACTAACTAAATTAGACATTGAAACATCTGCATCTGTAAAACCATAAGCAAATATAGCTTTATCTGTACTATAACTAGCTGCACCTAAACTGTGTCTAACAGTTCCAACTCCTGTAACATCACTTGCAACAGTTCCAGTATTACTAACTAAATTTTTTAAAGAAACATTAGCAGATGCTGTTCTACCAAAAGCAAATAATGCTTTATCTACTCCATAACCAGCAGCACCTAAATCTTGTCTTGCAGTACCTACTCCCGTTACATCTGCAGCAATTACACCATTACTACCAACTAAATTTTTTAAAGAAACAAGACTACCAGTAGAACCAAAAGCAAATAAACCTTTTTGAGTAACTGGTGCAACAGGTTCATCTGCTACAACATCATCTTCTAATGGAATCCAACCTTTAGTAGAATCAGAAAAAATTAAATTTACAGATTGACCATCTGTTGTGTATTCTACTGTGTACGTATCATCATTGCCTTGAAAATTTAAACCATTAGAATCTAAAGTAACTGAATTAGTTCCCCACGTTCTAGCAAAGTCAACAATAACAATATTATCTCCTGCTTCTGCTGAAGCGGGTAGTGTTATAGTACAAGCATTACTAGTCGTGTTAATCCAGTAGCCATTACCTGATTCAACTGTTACAGTTGATGCAGTGACTACATCCGATACCCAGTTAAGACCTGCAGCTGTTTCAGCTACGATCCCTGAATGACTTAATATATTACTTCCTATTGTTCCGCTCATAATTTTTTCCTATAATCTTTTATTATACTATGCACTTTGTGAAAAACCAGCTGCTGCTAATCTTGATCTTGCTGTACCAACACCAGATACGTCTGCTGCAACTACTCCTGTATTAGAAACTAAATTTTTTAAACTTGATTTATTATCTGCTTGACCGTAAGCAAATACAGCTTTGTCTCCACCATAAGATGCTGCTGCTAGTGAGTATCTTGCTGTACCAACACCTGAAACATCAGAACCAATTACTCCAATATTGCTACATAAATTTTTTACATTTACTCCAGCACTTGCTGTAAGTCCAAATGCAAACACAACCTTATCACCACCATAAGAAGCTGCTGATATATTAAATCTAGCTGTACCAACTCCTGTTACATCACTTCCAATTACTCCAACATTACTTACTAAATTACTCATTGATTGCACATAAGGATCTCCACCATCTTGACCATAAGCAAATATTCCTTTGTCACCTCCATACCCAGCAGCACCCATATTAGTTCTAGCTGTTCCTACACCAGTAACGTCAGAACCAATTACTCCAGAGCTATTAACCAAGTTAGACATTGAAAGTTCATTTCCTCCCCCAGTTCTACCATATGCAAAAATTGCTAAACCAGAACCATAAGAAGATGCTGCTAAATCTCTCCTAGCAGTACCAGCACCACTTGCATCACTTGCAACAGTTCCGCTATTATTTACTAAATTTCTTGTATTGACATGATCATCAGTAGTACCATAAGCAAAAACTGCCTTATCCCCACCATAACCTACTGCTGCTATATCAATTCTAGCTGTTCCTACAGCAGAAACATCCGCAGCAATTACTCCACTACTATTAACTAAATTAGTTACTCCAGTAGCAGAACCAGTATTTCCAAAACCAAATATTGCTTTTTGTGTTGGTGGATCGCGATGATCAAAACCCACAGCATCATCTGAAACTGGTAGCCAACCTTGTGTTGAATCTGAAAAAACTATGTTAAGCGATTGACCTACAGTTTCGTAATTTACTGTATAAGTATCGTCATTGCCTTGAAATTTTAATCCATTAGAATCTAGTGTAACAGCATTAGTTGCCCATGTTCTAGCATAATCTGCTATTACAATTTGATCCCCTATTTCTGCCGAAGATGGTAAAGTAATTGTACAAGCATTTGAAGTTGTATTTATAAAATACCCTCGTCCCGCTTCAACTGTTACAGTTGATGCTGTGACTACAGCTGCTGACCAATCAAGACCACCAGGTGTTGCGGCTATCGTTCCCGATGCCCTTGCTACGTTATTTACTATTGTTCAGCTCATAATTTTTTCCTATGCACTTGTTGAAAATACTGCTGCAGCTAATTCTCTTATTGCTGTACCAACACCTGTAACGTCCGTTGCAACTACTCCACTATTACTGACTAAATTTTTTAATGATACATTTCCTGTAACTTCACCATAAGCAAACATACCTTT